AACCGGCATTAGTTGCATAAACAACTATTGCATAGGAAACTATCCGGCCAGGGATTCACCTTGGCTAAAACGGTTTAGCATGGCACCCAATATGCTAAAACGGTTTAGCGGGAGGAGGCAGCTTTTAGCCAGGATCTGGGTGTTTACGCCTGTACACCGCCAAAAATCTGTCCGGTTTTGAAAGCCCAGCCACCCTACCACCTGACCGACCCACCGACCGACCGTCTGCCGGCGTGTGCGCAATCTGCTGTGGATCAAGCTGTAACAATGAAAAAAACTGCCGCCAACCTGGAAAATTGCACGAAAACCGGCGAAAACCAGCGAAACATTTTCGTTGACCGACTACAAAGCAGGATCAAGCGCCAAAAATCTGGCAATTAGTGCCAAAAATCTGCCCGAAGCAATTAGAGACGAATTATGCCCGCATAATGACCGAGTGGTGCAATGACATTACCGGGCAACAAAAAGCCCCGCCTTTGGCTTGTAATGGCCTTTGGCGAGGCTTGGACACAACACACCGTACCTGTGAGACTATTTCTTGCTTTTGCTCTTCCTATCCCGACCGAAAATCCAGTCTATAATGGGGGTAGGGGGGGGCGGGGGGTCATGGGGGGAGAGAGGGGGAGTCCGCAATTGATACTTTGCAAATACTTCACCGCGCTCTACTAATTGTGTCGTAACTATATCATGCCCTTCCATGCGCATCCGAAATATGACAGCGGACAGACGGTAAAGCCCGAACCGTTCCAATGCCTGCTTCCCGGTGATGCTCTTGCCAGATAGGATGTGAATCTTTAGCTGGTCGGTCTTGCTTAGGGGCTTACGGGGGGTCTTACCCCCCTTATTAGAAGGGGACATCGTTGTCATCCTGGTACCTTGCTTTGGGTTGATAGCCTTGGTTGAAGTTCGGTTGAGGCGCAGGGGCCTTTTGGGGGGTCGAGCCGTATGGCTTTACCGATAGGTTCATCCTGCTTTTGCCGGCTGCTGTCTGCCGAATCCATCCACCGATTTCATACACAATTCCATTGATGCGGAGGAAGCCCCGATAGTCGGGATGCTTTTCCTCCTTTTTCTGGCCATTCTTGTTCAGGCTGCCCTTCCCCTCAGGGATAGACGCAATGAACTCATCGATGTTGAACTTCTGATCCATCAGATTTGGTTTTTGTATTGAAGACTGATAATGATGTCGATATAATGCTTGGCTTTCATAAGGTCCTCAACCCCACCCTTCAGTTTATGGCGGCAGATGTACTTTATGACACAGCCTTCCAAATAGCCTATGTTATTAGTATGTATGAACTCCGCAGGCTGTATCTCAAACCCTTTGTAATGATTTCCACCCTCCTGGGTCCTAAGGGGGTTCGGCGCTACTGCGGACGCTGCGGCTTGCTCTACTTTCTCCACGAGGGACTTAATTCTTGCAAACATATTGAATATACATTTAGTAGTCAGGACTGGACTCGAACCAGTATGAGATACCTTTCTCATTATCTACTCATCCATTTGGCACAGGGGGTTTTCCAACCTTTTACTGATGAGCAATTCAGCGTCTACCATTCCGCCACCTGACTAAAAGCCCCCGGCGTAGAAACGCCAGGGTTGATTGCTTGCCATATGAAACACAGGACGCTGTGCAGGCCCCGCCCCTGCATTCCCACCGATTCGATGGGTTCTGTCTATGCCTGTCACTTGCAGGCTTGAATTAACAGCGTCACCGCGATTCGCATGACCTCGGTGACGTTGCCGACCGTCACATCCGTATCCCCGTTAAGGGAGACCCGAGGCTTTCTTCGCGTTATATCCATCCGAGAAACCGATTTTTCAAAGAAACCCCGGATGTAGAAACAACCGGGGGAAACACATTAACTATCAATAACCCTTCACAAAACTATGTCGGTTAAATGACATTTCAAAATGTTTTTAATGTCATTTCAGTATGTTTAACATATGGGAATTGATTGCAAGTATAAAGGTGTCAAGGTCAGATATTATTTCAAACCTGTAGCCCAGTTCCTGAAAGCTATTCCCGTTCTCAATCTGCTCCGCACTTGGCTTTCCTCCCTGCTTCTTCAGTTCTATGTAGAAACCATGGTACCCATAGGCCGGTATGCTCAGGAATAGATCTGGGATACCCCTTCTGACGCCCATGCGTTTGAACTTGGCGCCTTCTCGCGCACTTTTAATGCTTCCGCCGTTCCGTATATGAAACAGGAACTTAGACCAGTACGGATACTGGGCATCAAACCACCGAATACATTGTATTTGTAGGCTGGCTTCAGAAAGCTGGGGCTTGCTCATAATCGCTGAACTTCATTCTTTCTCCGTCAAAGAACAAAGGTATAGTCATCCGGCTACCGTTCCTGTTTTTGGCAATTATCAGTTCGGCCTTACCCTTTGTGCTTTGCCCCGTTTCGTCTGTCTCTATTCCCATTGCTTCGTCCCTGTGCAGAAAGAAGACACTATCCGCATCCTGCTCTATCGCACCAGACTCCCTCAAATCTGCCAGTATGGGCCTCTTTACTGTCCTATTCTCTACTCCCCTGTTTAACTGGCTTAGCGCAATCACCGGGATGCTCAAATCGCGCGCTAATAGCTTCAAGCCCCGGCTTATGGATGCTACTTCCTGCTCCCGGGACCTACCCCCCTTCTGATCTATCAACTGCAAATAGTCTATAAAAAGTATATCCAACTTTTTCTTCCTGTGCAGAGAATAGCAAAAAGACTTGATGCTCTCTATATTGAGATTGATAGAAGGATTGATAGTGACAGGCAGATTTGCCATATCCCCCATGACCTTGTAAAACTTGTCACGGACAGATTGGTCGTACTTGAAACCTGTTATGATTTTAGTAAAGGGTATGTCTGTGTACAGACTGCTAAGGCGTCCTACCGTCTGCTCGATTGACATTTCCAGTTGAATGATACCCACCGCCTTGCCGGCCATTGCAGCCCCCAGTACGTTTCTTCCCATGAAGGCTGACTTTCCTACGGAAGGCCTGGCGGCTATGACATACAGTCCCCCATCTACAAATCCGGATGTCGCGTCATCTATTGACCTGAATCCCGTGCTTATGCCCATCATGTCCTGCGTCTGCATCATATCCTGATACTTGGTCAGTTGTATGATGGCATCCTCCATGGATATGGCCGATAGCATCGCTTCACTTCGCAGCCCCGCTATCTGCTGCTCTAACTTCTGTATGGCGGCATTCGGATCGTCATCCAAGTTAATCCCCGAAGTAGTAATTTTCAAAAGTTCCCTACGCCTGAACATACCCGATAGGATATAACTGTTCTGCATCAAACTGGAGGACGATGCCACCTGATTGGTGCAGGACATTATGTATCCTATGATGTCGGTAGGTTTCTTGTACTTCCGGATGCAGATATTGGTGACGGTCATCATGTCTATGACACCGCCATCCGACTTGACATCGGTAATGGCTTGAAAAATGGTTTGATTGTCCGAGTCGTAGAAATGCTTTGGCTGCAATAACCCGCTAATTTGCTCATAGGAGCCGGGGTCTATAAGGCATATGCCTATTACATATTTCTCCAAGCCCTTGCTGTAATCTAATCCGTCTTGGTAGTTCATTGCCCATACTTTTTCCCGTCCCACAATCCTATTTGCTGCGTCTTCGCAGGCGTTGGCATCTCATTGACTGCCCGTGGCGCGAATAGGCCTACCCAGTTGAAGTTGATACTGTTGTCTATTGATCGTATTGCTTCAGCCTCCTGCAAGGTTGCCAGGAAGTTCAACTGCCTCTTTGAGGCAACGTCTGTGATAGGTGCCTTCAACGCCTTCCTATGCTCTTTCCAATCTTCCCATGCCTGCTTAAACTCGGGTGAATCAAATGGCAAAACTTCAAATAGTTTGGGTTTCATATGCTTCTATTGCTTTGAAGATTAAATATGGAATCTGAGGCACTACTGCATTTCCTCCTCCCTTGATGCTTTCGTTTCTCCACTTTGAAAAGGTAATTCCGTCCAATCGGTCGGAAATCCCATCATTTCCATGACAAATTGGGGAGACAGTTGGGAAGGCTTCCCAGTCATTTCTCTTGTAATTTTTACCAAAGAATCTTGAGTTTCCAATCCCGTCACTTTCTCCCCGCAATCCGATGCCATTGGTGTCGGCAGCATGCCTGAATAAAGAATCTGACTCGTTAGGCAGTTGTATTTGTTCCCCGGATGCGGTGCCTGATTGCGTCCCTCTTCCGTTCTTTTGCGCTGCCTCTCTTGATACTTCTCCGGGGTTTCCGCTATCTCTACCAGTCCGGGCGTGAGCAACAAACCAGACCCTGTCCCTTCTGTGCGGGGCGTTGACGCTTGCAGCTGGAATAAGAAACGGGATGACTTCATATCCTTCGCCCTCCAATTCAGCGCACACCTCGTCGAATACCAATCCTCCATTCCAACTAACAAGTCCACGAACGTTCTCGCCAACGACCCATCTTGGCTTAATTTCTTTGATTGCTCTAAGCATCTGAGGAAAGAGATGTCTTTCGTCGGCCTTCCCAAGCCTCTTTCCTGCGTGGCTGTAGGGTTGGCAGGGAAATCCTCCCGTGAGGATGTCGATTGATCCTCTATGAACGGTAAAGTCAGTTGTGCATATGTCTTCATAACTGATTGCATTTGGCCAATAGTATTTTAATAGTCTTTGTCCAAAAGGGTTCCACTCACAATGGAAAACATTTTCCCAACCCATCCATTCGGCTGCAAGGTCAAACCCTCCTATGCCTGAAAACAAGGAACCGTGTCTCATTATTGATGTTTGTGCAATATCGGCCTATATCCCTGGATATCCCCAGGGGCTGTTGGACTTAGGCATTTATTCCAACTATGCAGGATAACAGCTTACCTCCACATCCCCGGGTGGGTAACGACTACTTCTTGGGATATCCAGGTCAAGAGTTGACGCCGATAGGTCATTGCTCTCACTTTCGTAGCCACATAACGCTGTCCCTACAGCCATTCTTTCTGCCAGCGGGAGAATGACTAAAAAAACCGCATAAAAAAAGGGGAGCAAGCGCGCATGCTTACCCCCCAGCGTATATGTGGCTCGCTTAATATCCGAAAATCCATGCGCTGATTTTCGGCTTAACGACCACAGCAAAAATAAGACTCTGTTTCTATCCTGTTCGTTGCACGAAGATAAGGGTAAAGTTATTATACTTCAAAACTTTCTATCTCCGGCACCACCTTGTAATAGTTGCAATAGGATGTAACACGGCAGTTACGGCACTTTTCGTACTCATGGGTAGGCTTCCATCCGGTGTTCTCCCATTGCAAAAGCATGTTCCTAACTACCTGAATCTCAGACAGATGCACGTCAAGACTATCAGCAGTCAGAATACATTTTATCACCCTGCACCAACCGGCTTTTCCGAACACAAGAAAGTAGTATGGCAGGTACTCGCCATGCATCTGCTGCCACAGATGGATATAATGTTTAGCCTGCCTCTTGGACGATATTTTGGTCTCAAGATCGGCCCAACCATTGAACCTATCGTCGTATTTCGTTTCGGTGTACTTCAGGTCGTAGATGGCCTTGCGCTTGGAATCCTGAATATCGGTAGCCACCATGTCGATAAGCCCGGACAATCCATTGCCCTCCACCCGGACCTGCGTAATGGCTTCCTTTAGGTCAATCCCGAGTTCCAGCATCGTCCTCTTGGCTATTGCTGCCAGTTCGTCTATATCCTTTTCAGCCTGGCTCTTGCCCCCGCTCTTCAGCTTCTCAAGTTGCGGTGCTGCGGAGGAACTATCGCCAATAACGCAATACTCGAAATAATGCCCGCGCTTCATGACATCGGTAGGCTGGATGTCTACCTTCTGAAACCACCGGAGCATAATGGCCTGAGGGCACGGATTTGACAATACCTCATTCATGAGGCTTTGGCTGATAGGGATTTCACTTGCTTTCATCTTCGTTGGTTTGGAGTTTAATTTTCTGGAAAGCGTCATGCAACATCAATTTCCGCATCAGATAGTATTCCTGCATAATGGCAAACAAATGGCTTGTAACCTTCTTTCGGTGGAATACATTGTAAACCGTCTGCGTGCTCACATTCGCCTTGGCGGCGATTTCCGCGACATCCGTAGGCTTTTTCAGTTTCTGCCATTCCTCTATGATGGCAAGTTCAAGTTGTTCTGGCTTCATATCTGTCATTTTGCGTATGTTTCGATGTAGTATTCTTCTGCAAGTTGGTTTAACTCTTTCGGAGAATATGCGCTATCGTTATCTCCATTTCTCCACGCATCTATTATTTGTTTCTTCTCATGTTGCTTTGCTACATCTTCTCTTTCGCACAAGAAGTCTATTAAATTGGCGGTTTTATCATCGCCCGCAAATCTACTAGACTCGGACAATGCCTTGAATTCCGCAAACAATAAATCCATTGCTGTTTGTTGTGCCATATTATTAGGTATTGCTGAACTCCACATTTCTTTAATTTGTTCTATAGAAAAACTATCTTTTATGTGTTTTGCTTCATCAAATATTTGTGCCATATTATTTGCTTTGTTTGTTATAGGTTTCGTTGTAGTCTTCCTGAGCCATTTGCCTCAACTCCTTTCCTGTGTAATACCCGCTGTTATTTTGTCCATTCATCCAAGCATCAATGTATTCCTGTTTGTGCATGGCTTTGGCTTTTTCGTAATCTTCGTACAATTCGTTGTATGAGTTTTTGTCAACAAACTTTAACTTATCCATCAACCATTCAATGCTTGTTTGTGCCATGTTATTCGGGTTTGAAAGTTTCGTTGTAGTATTGTTCTGCTGCTATTCTTTGTAGTTCATTATCCGTAGCCATCCAAGCTTTAACTATCTGCTCCTTCTCCATTGGAAGTAATTCTTCTGCTTTGCTTTTTATGCAAATCCAATCAATACATTGTTGCTCTTTATCTTTTAATGATATTGCCCATTCAATAAATTCTTGCATTGCCGTTTGTTGTGCCATATTACTGGTTTAAGGTTTTAGAATCGGTATCAAAAGGAGCATAGGCATCTTCCACCTTCCGGTTCAAATCAGCACCGAAGATGGCACCTATCTTCTTGGCGGCATTCTTGACAGCAAAGGCATAGGCCGCAGGAAGGTTCTTATGCAAGGCATCCTTCTTCTTTGTCTGCATGAACTGATCTACCGGAGAACCACTGTTTTGCTGGACGGGAACGGCAGCAATGCCATCGTAGAACAGCCAGTCCTTCAGTATCGGATGATACACATGGATGCGAACCTGGACCGTAATCTCGTTCACAATCATTCGGTAGTCAACAATTTCAATTCGATACAGGCCGAAGAAGTATTTTTTGAGCAGATTCTCAATAACACCAATGGGAAGATGCTGGAAGGTCTGGCCACCGATGTTCTCTGTGTAGACGCGCTTAGGCTTGGCATTAAGGGCCTTTTGAAAGGCTTGCAGGCTATTTACCTGCTCTGTGGATAGGGGTGCCAATTCCCCCGGTCTTTGGGTTGTTGCAAGTTCCATATCGTAGTTTAATAGTGAAGAAGACTAATATAACAGGTCCAGTTCTTCCCCTTGAGTTGGGGCTGTAATTGCTTCACAAATGCCTTGGCGTAACTTGGTCCGTCGGATGCCATCTCAATTTCCATTTCTCGGTACACCTTACCATCCACTTCGACCACAACCTTGGCTACCTCGGTGTAGCGATTATTGATCTTGTTGTCCGCTACCGTCTTCAGTTTCTTCATACATCGAAATCATATCGTTTACGGAAGGCACATCTGCCACAGGGACTACCTCCCCATCTACCTGATCAAGCCTCTTGGAAACATAGTTCATAGCCTGCGACTCCTGCCGTTTCCTGCGCTCGAAATACTCTACCACCTGCGCTTGGATGGCAGGGTTTACCTCCATGCCAGTCAGATGCTTTTGCAGGGTCGGAAACGACAGGCACAGCATATTCTGCAACCTCAATTTGTCTCCCCTTCGGTAATTTTTGGACACATAGTTACGAAACTTCCAGTCAATCTCCTTTACTTTTTCAAACATTTCAACATCATTTTCAGCAAAACTAAGGCATATTTTAATAAAAAAACCACTGGATAGACATCCAATGGTTAAATGTTCCCAAAAAACACAACGCATGAAAGAAACCAGGTATAGAAATACCCGGTTTTCTACGATATATGCCAGAAACAGAGATAATATCTAACGAAATCCATCATTGTTTGACGGATATATCATGCACTATTTGAGAATCTTGAGCATAATGTAGCATATAACTACCGAAATCAGGCCAAACAAGGCCCACATATACCCATTAGCCTTCCTTTTGGCTGCACTATACCTATCCTCCAAGATGATGTTTTTGTCCCTGTATTGCGCATACTCAAGACAATCGCTCACCTTTTGGATGATTGTATCCCGGACATAAGCCGTAGTGAGATACTCGCGCCACTTCGTCTTTGTGATGAATACCGTGTCATTCAACCACACCGTGTCCACGTAGATATTTTCGTTGACGATTGTGTCAGTGTGGTAAATGGTGTCACCCGGTAGGTACAGCGTGTCGGCCCGTGGCGGGTTCCGGCGCAGGTACTCGGACACGGCAGCATCAAGCCTTTCCTGCCGCTTCATTGCCCGCTTAATTGGGTCACAGCTGGACAGTAGCAGGAGGAACAATGCAGCCACAAACAGGCAGAATGCCCTTATCACCCAGTCGGCTTGTCGGTCAGTCACTTCTCGGCCTTGAACAGTTGCTCCTGACTGTTGGTGAACAGGTTTTTCAGCAGGTAGGAAACGATGGCGGCCCCGGCCATCTTGGCGATATTGCCCCACTGGTCGGCGGTCGGCAGTTCACCTGCTTCAAGGATAGTCTGCACAGAGCCGAGGACGGCCACCAAGGCAGCGACAACAAGGCCTTTTACAAGGTCTTTGGCGTTCAATGAAAGGAAGCTACTCATATTGTATTGGTTTTTATGCGCGGTCTGCTTTGTCTTTCAGGTCAAGGGCTATCTGATGGATGGCCTTGATGATCTGGTCCAATTTCTCATTCATCGCCTTGTCGGTCTGTTCCAGGCTTTTCACCCTAACGTCCAGTTCCTTCAATTTCAGTTCCATCCTGACGTAGATACCGATCAGGCACCCGACCATCCCGATGCCCCACATGATGACACCCATTTCCATCTTATCCGACCTTATTAACGGTTACAATTAGTGAAGGGATGGCAGGACGTGTGGGGTTGGATTGGGCTGCGATGTAGTCCAATCGAATGTCAACGTCAGGTGAATGCCAGCACAGCTCATAATAGTCCCCGGCACCGGCACTCACAAATAAGTTCCATGCGGCCACAAAGTTGCCGTTGTTGCCCAATACGGTGAACTGTGTGTTTGTATTGGCCACATTGTTGCCGTTCTTGCACAACCAAATGTCCACGATATCATCACCTCCGTCGGTCTTTGCAAGTTGGGCTGAGAACTGGATGTTGTAGATACCGGGGTTTGCAATCGTGATACGTGAATTGCTGACGATGCTGACCCCGTATGAAAGGTCTGTGACGTTCAGCGTCATCTTGTTCACCGATGTAGCACCAGCGTTTGTCTGATCGGCAGTCGAATAGAAAGAGCCATAATAGCGCAACTCCCCTACATAGACATTTACCGAGCTATCGGTAACTGAAAGATTTACGTCACTCATAGCGTAATGTCCTCCATGACCACAAAAGGCCCTTTGACGTAAGTAGTTACAACCCCGGATGTGAAAGTTGCCTGCAAATCATAGAAATAGGTGCAACCATCGGTTATAGGTACCACCTTAGATACCGTTACAACATTGTTGTTAGCCCCTCCAACAGTCAGGCCATCGCCATCAGTTAAGGTCATTTTAACCTCACCATCAGGCTTTGTGCGCACTTCCATCTTCATGGTTGCATTGGCCAACGATATAGGAAGATTGCTTCCATCGTTTATGGTAAACGTCAGTTGCAGGGTATCGTTCCTATATGCCCGTATCGTGTAGATCCCAGGTGTCATAATTTATGGATGATGATGGTAATGTCGTGTGGTGCGACTTGATTCCCACCAAAATAAGGCCCAAGAGCATATCCAAACCTTTGACCTTGAACAGGTACAGTATATGCTATTCCTCGACCCTGCACCGCTAAATTATGATAATTAGCGGAAGGCAATATGAGAAACGTGTGCCGCATGCCAATCTTAACGTAGCCAAGATATTTAGATGCCCGTTGACCCTTACTATACCAATAGGCAAATATATTTATGTCATCACCTTTCAGATAGTTCCACCCGAACCGGACACTATTTTGATGATGATGCGGCCAGTACGCAATGCCGAACAGTTTGTTTATGTCACCTTGATCTTCCTTGCCGATGTCGTACATGCAGGAGTCGGTGAACATCACATCATAGCGAATGACCTGCATCTGCCATTGCAGCGCAGGCCATCGGAATGGTGCGTGGTGTCCGGCTTTGATTGTCATTGCTTGGACGTGGTTGCCGTTGCTGCTGCTCTTGCTGCCTGTATAGCTTGGACCTGCGCCCTGCGTGCGAGGTTCAGTTGCTGTATGACCCAGTTAGTGGCCCGCTGCGCGTGGTTGTTCTGGGTCGAGTATTGCGTGTAGTCGGCACCCGTCATTTTCAGGAATCCCTGCGCCAAAGATGCACCCGTCGAGTCCTTCAGCGTGTAGCGGAAGTTCGCGGTGGTGGCGAGGTCATCCTCGACGCAGTCAACGTCGATGAGCGATGCATCGACCTGCTTGCCGTCCACCCATACCTTGAACTTTGCCACGGGAACAGGTCGCTTCCCTGTGCTGTCCTGAGCGCATGCGAACGAAATGAGACCCGCGAGAATCATTACTACCTTCTTCATTTCTTATCGGTTTTGTTTTGTTCGTTGACTTGTTGGACGAGCTTGAAACGGATGACCTCTGCCTTCTTTGCAGGAAGTTCACCGAGAGCGTCATAAATGGTCTGCGTCTCTTCTGCCGTGAACTCCAACTTGTAGGTCTTGGTCTGCTGCGGCGCGAAAGCCATGAGGGCTAGGATGCCCACGATTGCTAGTGTTCGCTTCATTTTTTTATGTTTAGTGTAAGTCTACCCATGTAGTACCGTTGTAAACTTTTAGTTTATTGTCGTCGGTGTCGTAATAAACGGTTCCGGCTTCTGCGTTAGGTGCTGCGGATTGTCCTACGAACTTCAAGCCTCCGTTTTCGTGTATGCGGAGCCTCTCTGTACTATTCGTACCAAACTGCAATGTTTTTGTGTTCCCTGCGCTGTACACCTGCATGAGCATCGTTCCGCTTGCGTTGGTCTCGATATTCAATCCGGGATTATCTGTTCCGTCAATAGTTCGGAACTCTGCGAGCACTCCTTGCGTTGCTTGTCTTACGGCTAACTTATATGCGGGCGATGTCGTTCCGATTCCAACATTCCCACTACTCGCTGCCAATACCGCACCTGTGGTATTGTAGATACTTCCCGCAACCTGAAGGGCGTATGCTCCTGCGTCGGTGGTGGTGCCGATCAGGAGTTCGCCAGCAGTATTTAACGTCAACCTGAATGCCGCGGCAGTAGCGTCATACACGTTCCAATTCGCATCACCATTTCCGCCGACACCTGTCCACCATATTTGCGCGCCTCGTGTTTGTCGAATGATTGCAGCATTCGTAGAATTAGGTACTTGGTCAAAAAAAGCATTTCCCGAACTTTCTTGGAAAAAAGTGCCTGTTCGTACTCGCATTGTACCAGATACATCCAATGTATATGCAGGGTTCACCGTTCCAATGCCTACGCTGCCACTTGTATGCGCGAAGACAGCACCTGATGTATTCTATATTGAACCCGCTACCTGAAGAGCGTAGGCACCGGCGTCGGAGGTGGTGCCGATCAGGAGTTCGCCGTCATCTTTTATCCTCATCCTCTCTGTATTATTTGTGCCAAATTGAAGCATAGCTGAAGCAGATGTGGATATGAAAGGAATCCCAGAATTATCTCCCATATACACTGAGTTCCCTGTACTTGTGGCTGTATATCTAATTCCATTTCCTGAACTTGCGGCAACATCTAATTTATAGCCAGACAAACTTGTTCCAATAGCAACAGTTCCGCTTGTTGCCGCAAAAACAGCATTTGTCGTGTTGTATATGCTCCCCGATACCTGAAGAGCGTAGGCGCCTGCGTCGGTGGTGGTGTTGATATACATTTCACCCGCCGGGAAATATGTACCGACGGTTGATGTATTGCCTATCGTTGTTGTATTGCTTCCGTTACCTCTTCCGTTATGCCCTATGACAATCTCATTTGTATTCCCATTCGCTGACGCTCGCGTATCTCTTCCGATATAAATTGAATTTGTGGATGTAGCATTCGAGCCGCCTGCGTTCAAAAATGCGCCAGCAAATTCTCCCAACGCTGTGTTAAGCCCACCTGTCGTTATATTGTTTAGCGACCTGTATCCAACGGCAGTATTGCTGCTCGCGGTAGTCGCTCTTGAAATTGATCCCCCACCTACGGCAGTATTGAAACTTCCCGTCGTATTTTCCAGCATGGCAGGAAGGTCGTTCCAATACGAACCGATTGCCGTATTATCTTCTCCCGTAGTATTTTTATACAGCACTTGCCTTCCAATGGCAGTACTTCCATTCCCGGTTGTGTTTGCATTCAATGACCCTTCCCCCACGGCAGTTAAAAGACTCCCGCTTGTATTTGATTGCAATGCACCAGAACCTACGGCAACAATGTTGCTCCCGGTTGTGTTTGCGTTCAGCGCACTTGCTCCAAAAGTTGTATTGGATGCGACATTACCAGCACCTCTACCCGCTCTGATGTTCGCGTAAATGTATGCGTCCTGCGTTGCGTAGATGCTACCAGACACTTGTAGCGCAAATGCCCCGGCGTCTGCGATGCCAATATGTACCTCACCATCATTCGCAATCCTCATCCTTTCTGCATTGCTACCGCTTCCACTTGGCGTGAAGAATGCGAGGTAGTTCCGCACGTTAAACGTATCGCTCGGATAGAAAGTTATGCGTCCTCGCGTTGATGTATTCGGCGATAAGAAATTGATACTTTCTTCGCGTATCGTTCCGCTTGCATTCGGATTGGTGTGGCGCAGTTCGATGACCATGTTTTTGTCTGATGCCGTCTGCTCGAATCTCGCCACGTCTGAATTGCTTGTGACGTACAATTTCCGTGATGCGGAAGATGTTGAACCGACTATCAATTCACCGTTCCCAATCTTTAGCGTGCTATCCATGTAGGATTGACCGGAGTACACATTAAACACCCCGTTACTCGTGGTTGTGCTACCAATGGCGAACCGACCCGCGCTGTGATACAACCGTGTCGTGTCAAGGTTCGTAGATGTCGTGAACTCTGGCATATATCCTGCCACCCCGCTGCCTGTGATAGCGGAGCCACCAGTACCAGCCATTTCAGCCCATTTCACTCCGACTGAATCCCAATACAGGTATTTGTTTTTCTGGATCGAGAATATCAGCAGGCCATTGCGCTTAGTTCCGCTGACGCTTGCCGTGTCCGTAACCATGGGTGGCATCATACCCCTGATCGCATTGTAACGTGGGCCAATGGAAAAGTAGGCTGCTGTATCCGTCACCGCATTGCGTCCTACCGACATCCGGTTGGAGAACACATAGTCAGGCACAGGGTTGATCTGCTGTCCTTGGGTACGGATGAAAATGAAAAGACAAAGGCACAGTATAATGCGCTTCATTTCTGAAAGATTTTGATGGTTTCGCCTATGTTTAGATTGCCGTCAAACCATATACGCTGGTTATAGTAGTCTATGACGCATTCCCCTGCCGGAACATTCCCTACGGCTGGGATTTCAGTCAAAGCAGTCGTATTGGTAACGCTATCGCTATATGAATAAGTACTATTCGGTTCAGCTAAATATCCCTCGACAGTAACGCCCGATGGTACAAGCGTAATAGCATTAAGGGCATAACTCGCCGCAACAGCAGGCAAGGTAGGATATGCCGTTGGCGATTCTGCCTCGTACAGTATGTAATATCTCCCTAAATAGATTATATAGTATCCTTTCTTGTACTTCTCTGTTCCAAGTTGAATCGTAGGGTATGTGAAATCGCCAGAGACGTTTACCTGAAGCCTGTTTGTAGAAACGGACGTTGTAGTCAACGTAGTTCCTACAGGCCATGTAAGGGCATCTAATTCCGCTTTAATGGCATCCCTGACAGTCTGAGTGGAATTGCCGGATGCGACCTTGTACTTGGCTACCTTATTGCCGAAATAAATGGAATAGACCACCCCCGGTGTAGGAGTAGGTCCAAACTCGTATAGTACATCCAAAGACCTTGGGTCCGGCACAAAGTCTTCGGTAATAGGAATGATATAGTCGCTTGCGGATATTTGGGTAGCCTTGACTTGGTAGTACAAATATGTATATACATCCAAATTGATAGATCCACCCGAGAATGTCGTATTGTGCTTTATGCCTATACCATTTCTGTCAATAATCAAAACATTGTCGGCATAAATGCCAGCAATATCCAAATACGCATCAGATATAGCAACCTTGTATTGAAATGCTTTGTACATCAGTTCACATATATGACCACTATCCACTCCCCAGCACCCAACGCCATCCCAAACTCGAAACTACCCGTTGATGGGATATACTTTACTTGATTCCCGGTCGGAGAACCTGCGCTGATAATTTCAAGGCCAATGCCGTTCCTGCGAACATCCAAAACCTCATCATTGATAATCGCAGCATTGGAAATAGTAGTCTCCCCTCCCGTAGCGTCATATTCCCATGCATCCACGTCAGTACCGCCAGGGTCAGGAGCAGTCTGTACAAATGCTGGATCTGATGTCATTGTCATAGTCATGGAGTAGGTCGCATTGCCACCAGACTCTGTGTCTATTGTCACATCGTCCACCAAACATACGACCTCATATGTCCGGCTATTCCCATTAGGGTCGCTTATGACATACTTGGTCAGTACCTTTTGAAATGCCAACTGATAGTCAAGCAAATCAATAGGGCTGTAGTTCGTAGCACCAGCGTTTATCTTAATCAGGCCGGATGTGCTAATGGTACCTGTAACCCTTCCGTATTCATAGGACCTCCATTTACCGGAAGTAAACGGAGCCAGTTCAAGTTTATCGGTAGTAATACTAATGCTGCCAGACGTTCCACAAGCTATGGGGTAAAAGTTTGACCCAAGTTTATGGTATATAACTATCCCATCTGCTTTAACTATATCTGACATTCGGCAAAATTATCATGATTTGAAATAAACATCAATTTTCTTTACGTCTGTGACACTCGGTAGAATGTTTGTATCTACATCCTCATCCCATATCTCGACCAAGTCCGCAGACCAAGTGCAATTCAGAAAATCTATCTCTCGCAGATTTACAATGGCAAACGTTTTGTCAGGATCGTCATCCACAAACTTTATGGTGTTTATCAAACCTATAGGTCGCTTATTTCCACCAGTAGTCCATTCGAGGCCAAAGAAATTAGCCTCCAAGACAGTCCGGTACCTACGGTTAAAGAATAGCCTTGACCTACTATTCTGCTCTTTGAAGTCGTACAAATAAGCCGGTAGGTTTCTATTAAACCATACATTCTGCGTCTTAGTAGCACCATCGCTTAGGTAAATAGTTCCCTTGTAACCATCATACCCGTTGTCAAGGTATATCTGATATTCTGAGGACTTATTCAAGTTGGCAGCAATCGTCCATTGTACATAACTACCTGTGACCTGCCGGAACCTTAGAATGTCTATCGGTGGAACTATCTCTACGTTAAGGTCCTTGATTTGCTTGTAGAACTGACCTACAGCATTATCAATAATCAGCCTGACGGTCAATAACCCTGGATATGGAATCGTAGCCTCAATCTCCTTTTTGATGTATTCAACATCGTCCTTATTGGTTACCGTCCGGGTAATCCATATATGAGTATTGCTCGGACCGTAGGTATCCCACGTCCCTGCATTAGTAAGGCCATAAACAGGCCCTCCATCGCTCTCCAAAATGATGGACAACACCTTCTCCTGATTGCCAACGACCCCGCTCTCAAGGTCTGCCCATTTCTGTAGGTAGTTTAGTTTGAGCAGGTAATTTGCGCTAACCCTTGTTTGGCAACTTTGGATATAGGAATCTACGGTGCCATCCTCTACCTCTACCTTGACGTATGCATCCTCTATGCCCTGCCCCAACAGCACATATCTTTTAAACTCTTTGGTAGAAGGGAATATGGTAGGCCCCGGGAAATCTAATCTGTGGTCCCAATCATCAACATCATAAATGAAGTTTATGACACTCCCTACCGTTATTTCTGAACTGAATGCTCCTTTTTGGAACGATTGGTTACATACCAATGCCTCCACAGGATCATACTCAAATGATACGGTAGTGTTTTTAGATGGCTTATTAAGGGACCGCAACATTTCAGGCATGATGGGCTTTACAAGTTCATTTACGCCCACATTAGCCATAAACCTTGTCAAGGTGTTTGCCCTTTGACCTAAAATCGGCTTGTTGGCCTGAAAGCCAGCCAAGCTATCCGATTGTGGTATGAATAGTTCAGGTATCCTAAGAATCCACCATTCTCCTCTGTATTGCAATACCGTTTGATTCCATGCGCTATTTATCTTCTCTATTACAGTATATGCGTCATCAAATGTTTCAGGGTCAGACTCAAACGTATTGACATCTATAAGGCATTGGTCAAGGCCCGTTTGCCTTACGGATGTATCCATCCCTGTATAGAACAGGTTGCTTATGACATTCCAAAAGGTTGTGGTAAGCGCAGTATTCTGCATAGCATATTGCAGCAGATTGTATGGGGTATGCTGCCCAACCAATGCGTTGCCATCAAAATCTTGCAGCTGCACAGTTTTCAAAGAGCCAAAACCGTCATCTGCCCGGATAGTTATGATATGATTCTGGGCTATCCAGTTCTCTGATATATCATCCTGTGACACTATACCATACCAATACTCACCATAACTGCCATAAGTGAATATGACCTTCATGGCCTTATCATCATCCGGTACAAGAAAGTCATCAATAGTTACACCGCTGGCGCTTGCAAGAATCTCTATGGTAGCCTGCTGAGAACGTATAGGACGGAACAGGTCTTTGTCATTATTGAACTCCTGTAGAACAAAAGGTCTCCCACCTCCATAAATAGTTATAGGGGCATCGCTATATATGCTGTCATCTACATAGAACTTTACAGTACACTCAGTTTCCTGAGCATTCATAAAAGTCATTTGGAACTTTACAGACATTATCCTACCCTATTTATTCTGCTGTTAGCCGCTGTCAATACTCCTACAAGATCGGGACCTCTTTGCACAAAAGTTACGTTGCCTGCTATAGCCAAACCACCAGGACCTACCTGAAGCCCAGATGTAATGCCGGCTGGAGCCTTAGCCCCTATTAGACGCGACAAAACAGGCAAAGCGGCAGTACCGCCAGTACCTCCAGTAGCAGCATTAAGGCCAGCCTCAATGGTTTTTAATACAGCAAACTTTACTAAGGCTATTGCAATCTGTTTGCCCAGTTCTTTAAAGGATTCTTTTAGATTGTCAATAGCCTTTTCCCCTTCAAATACGCCACTTACGATATTCTCCCCAAAGTTTAAAAACGCATTCTGCAAATCAGCATTAAATCTTTTTATTTGCTCTTGCGATATTTGCAATTTCTTGTCAAACTCTTTATTCTGCGCATCAAGATTTTTAAAAAAATTGCCAATGCCCTTGAATATTCCTCCGGGATCTTCTTTTGCAGATTCTCTTGTTGTGGCATCTATATATGCCATTTCAGCCTCTAAAACTCTTGCTATATCCTTGATTCTATTGTCTGCCCATGCCTTATAGATTGCTTCCCTGTCTTTCACTAATTGCAAATCAAGGTCATAGACAATTTGGGTATATTCCTTTGTATCCTCTATTTCTTTGCCTAACTGTAATTTTTTCTGTTCATTTTCCTGATTCAAAATATCTAATCTTTTCTGCAATGCTTCTTGCGAAGTTGCATCTATAGAACTTAGATATTCTTTGTCTATATTGATTTTTGCTTGTAGTGTCTTAATTTCTGCATTTACAGCATTGAAATATGCTTTATCTATAGCTGTCTTTCTTTTCTTTTCTACTTCTTCTATATCGTCAATTTTTTTCTTTGTTGATTTACCGCTTTCTTTTTCCTCCTGCTCGAATACTCCGGTAAAATCTATTGCTTGGAAAAAACTTTTTTGCGCATCAAGTAGTTCTGTTGTGTTTTTCTTAAACCTGTTCGTTAACTCTCCAATAAGTTCTTGGAATGTCTTTGGGGGTTGTTTGACTAATATCTCTACACCTATTCCAATATCTCCAGTTCTACGAAGAGACTGGTTTGATTTTGCAAGTTCTTCCTGTAGTTGTATCTGCCTTCGTGTCGCATTAACCCTATTAGCCTGCTCTTGTCTAACCGCCTTTTCTTTTTCAAGAAGTGACAGTAATTCTTGCGCATAAGATTTGGCTACTTCCTCAAGTTGCTTTGTCTGTTGTTCTATGAATATCTTGGCAACAAAACTCTTGATATATCTATCATACGATTCGGTTAGTTTATCAATCGTGGTTTTTTCGGTATTCAAGTCTTTGAAATACTGTGGAGCTATGTTGTTTAACTTCTTCAGTATTCCTTCTTGGTCTTTCCGACTATTTGTAAGATTTGGATATGCGTTTACAAGTACGGCAATCTCGGCAATCTCGCTACCTAACTGCTCTGTATATTTAATTTGGTCCTCGGTAAGTTTGCTGCCTGAACCGATTATGGCATCAATAGCCTTTCCAAGGGAACCATATTGTTGTACCAATGCAGTTATTACACCTATGACTGCGCTGATGCCAATAGATATGCCAGCAGGTCCTGTTAAAGTGCTGGCAAACAATTTCAGGGCGTTCGAGGTACCTCCGGTCTCGCTTTTAAGTTTGCCGAATTGGTCAAATAGAATTGGTAGGTTGTTGCTAATTGCAATAAAACCAAATGGCGCATCCCTAACAACCTGATTTAAGCCATAGACTGTAATTCTGGCTTGTCTTGCGTTTGTGCTTAGTTTTTCTAAATCAGTATTAACCTCATTGATACCAAGATTCCTAATGTTAATGCCTTGCCTACTTAACTCCTGCAATGCTCTATTGAGCCTTGCTATCGCCTCTGGGTCAAGTGATGTTTTTCTTGCTTTGTTTAATTCCCTAAATGCAGTACCTATCTGCTCTAAACTCGTCTCTCCGGCCTTGCCAAAATCCTGCAAAGCATTTTCGGCAGTAGCAACCGCTTGTACAAGACCTACAGTCTCTGCACTAAACTCAACTATTAGTTTCTCCTGCTCTGCCATCTTCCAAAGGTTTCAAGAAGCCCCGTTGCTTGAACCTCTCGATGATAAGTAAGTTTTCTATTTCTTGCTCTCTTGATAATTTCTTCGGCTCATTATCATCAAATGGCAATGGGAGGAACTTCGTCAGGTCATTTGTGACCGATTTGCTTCCTCCCATCACTTTAACCATCGTGTGTATCGTTAGCCTTGTCTGCCTCCAACTTTCAACCATGTACTTTTCATGCTGCTCTCTTGCTGCCATGAACTCCCAAGGCAACATGCAGTAGAAATCTTTTGGGCTTAGCATCATATGGCCTACTGCGTAGCCATACAATTCTCTATAATCTATTTCTTCTCCTGCTTGCTTTTTTTTTGCTCTTCCTTCTGTTTACTAAGCACCTTGCTTTCGCTAAATGCTTTCACAATGTCACTAAAAAGAGTAGGATTTGTGACGTATGCTTCATCGAGCAAATCAAAGAACGTTCCCCGGTCGATAGGCTTCGTGACATCTGCATATAGACACCAATTCTGGTATCCATGCCATGCCATTTTGCTTATCTGCGCAACAGTCATGTAGGCCTTCTGCCCATCTCCAGTATGTTCTATATCCTCGAAAGCGCCATCTGCGCTAAGGCCAATAATAGCTTGCATACCGAAGCGAATGCCGAATGTAACATCGGCAACAGAGACCATCAAAGTCCCGTTGTTCATATATCGTAGTTTTTATGAATTAGTAGGTGATGTCAAGCGTACCCGTCATGTCCAGCTGGCCGGAGAACGTAAGGGTAGTACCTGCATCGCCCGTAAGATCAAGAGAGGTCACATAGGCCGTTCCGGCAGTAAAGAACTGATTGCCGGATGTACCATTGTATATCCTCCAATAAAGGAGAGTACCATTAGCCATCCAGTTGAGCATATTCTTGTACGTTACCTGTGCGGCAGTCGGAGCCGTTTCACAGATAGCCGCAAAAGGAACAGTCACCTGGAGGTTGCCAAGCGATACGCTGATGCCGCAGAAGGTTTCAGTCCTCGTTACGTCCCGGGTCATATTGGTGCCGGTAGACGTAAGACAAACCAAGGTAGAATAGTTTACGCCATCTACACTCAGCTCAAGCGGCGCATTGATTGCATCTATTGCTGCCATGTCTATTTTTTATTGGTCTTGTTGGATTTCGCATCTATATCTCTCAATCTTCCGAATCACCCATTTTGTATTGTTCTGCTCCGAAAGATAAGAGGAAGTTTCCCTGTACAGATTGTTCACCGAAAACCCTGCATCAACCGTTATCCCAAAGGCCCCAAGAGATGGCAGAAGAATGTTTTTTATGCTATTGGAAATAGCATCTACTACATCCTTTGTCATCGCCCGATTCTGGTGATGAACTATATCTATTACAATGACACTTCCGGTTACAAACTTAGTATAATTTCTCCTATCGTCTCCATACTGATTTCCAAGCACAATAAAAAGATTAGGTGCCGTATCAGATGCAAACTCGTCATAAACAGGAACGATAGTACCGTTATAGGTAACGTTATTATGCAAGGCATTGTAAATGGCCTTTCTAAATACCCGTTCAGGATCTGCGTATATCATTTCAATGCCTTTTTCAGTAACCCATTTAGTCTAACACCTATCCTATTTCGTGCCTCATAATATGGTTGAAAGAAGAATCCACCCATCCCAGCAAGAACAGATTTGCCCCCGGGTATAGGGAAGCCATCGTCCATAATCTTTTTGTATATGGCATACCAATGCTTCTTATTTATACCTTTTGCTTCCGCCCATTTGTATATGTTCTCCATACCCGTTAGGCCAGTTCCATTATTTGAAATCCCCTTAAACCGCATTGCAGTCTTCTCGAACCCAGGCTTTTTGACATATCGTGTCCTAATCCCAAACTCTACAAATGCAGAATAAGGTGCGGCTGATATATACTGCACTTTTTTGCCATCCCTTAGACTACTTATGCCATTAACAAGCTCGCCGGTAGTATTGAGCTTCATCGCATTGCTTTTGGCTTGCTGCACGGCAATCTTTACCTCGCTTTCAATAATGTCGTAGGCGCTATCCTTGATTTTTGTCGGGATAGACCTGAGAAGGTTCCTCAGTTCAGTATTATTCTTGATATTAAACTTAAACCCGTCTGCCATTACTTTTCAGCTATTGCAAAGATTCGCCACATCCTTCTGCGCTCCTGTATATTGGTAATGCCGTTGATGGCATACCTTTTACCCCTGTAAAGGATAGTATAACTTTTTGTTGGAGTGAAGCCAGTCGTATATTGTACGTCAAAGTTGTAGGAATCTATAATTACACCTTCGTTATGCAAGAAAGTACGGTTGCTGGAAGTAGGCCTGGCCCATGCAAATGCCTCGTATATAGTTGTCATCGTCTCTACCGCACCGCCAGAGTCCTGCCCAGTCAAGGTAGATTGCTGAAAGGCTATCTTCTGCATCCGACCCGTCATATGACAAACCTTTTGTTGTTCATAATCGTCCTTTCCGCCTCTACAGAAATATCCAATCTGCCATCATTGTACTCACCTCTATGATTGAAGATAAAGGTAAACATCTGCAATATGGCAAGTTTCAAATCGGCAGGTACGGTAGTATAGCCTGCCTTGTATTCTATTTCATAAATACCGGCCTTACTGACTACAATGACTTCATCATTAGCACCATAATTGACAGGCTGGCCGCTACTATTGACAATGTATTGACCGCATTCGTCAATACCAAGCTCATAGCCGTAATTAAACGTCTTTACGGGGCTATAAGATAGTTTGAACAAGGTATTAGGGTATAGTTGCACTACCTGCTTGACCGTCTTTTCTATCAGCGCAAGTCCAGTCGCATTTTCTATCGCTATTCGTGCGGCAGATATGTAGATTGGAATTATGCTGTCATAATCAGGGTAGTCTATTGCAGCGTGCAATTTGGCCTGCTCGACAGTTATAGGCTCGGAACCTGTATCAGAGATTTTGGTACTTATTACGGTATTGATGGGCATAATTGTACTTGTAGTCGATTGCTATTTTTGTTATCCATGACTCAAACGCTTTAAGTTCCGTATTTGGATCTAATTCCCTGCTCCTTTCCCTTGCCTTTGCGCTCCACTTACGATAAACTCTTTCGTTATTGAGTCTGTTTATGGCATTTACCCATGCATCTATATCGTCTCTATCTTCCACAAATATACCTGCATTTAAACAATTTTCTTCCAATCCGGGCGTCTTGGTCGCTATGACAGGAATGCCATTACACATAGCCTCGGTTGCAGTTCTGCCCCAACTTTCATATTTGCTGGGCATTAGCAATATCCGAGTCTGCCTATACACAGGCCTAATGTCTACTTGCTTATCATAGACTATAACATTGCTCGGCTGATCCGTTATTTGGCCAATTTTTATAGGTTCAGAGTAGGATCCTTTAACGCCTAAGAACTTTACGTCTGGCATCCTTTCCGCTATAGCCTTTAGGATATGTCCACCCTTGTTATGGTCGAGGTTTATCAGCGTTACATATTTTCCATCCCAAGGGTCATTTGCCACGTCATAATACCTCCAATCCGTAGGTGGATGCATTACAATGCTTGGATGCTGATATTGCAGTTCATTCTTAGTCCATTCGGAATTATATACAACGAATTGGGTTAATTCAGCATTAGTTAGATGCTCCCTTTTGTAATTATTGTGAATTAAATGGAAAACAGGTTTCTTGAACATACCTGCTAAAGCCTGCGACCATGCAGAATAATCAAGATGGGTTATGATTGCGTCTGCTTGGTTAAATAGCATTGTCTCATTATACTGATCTGGAGGAAAAACATCTACATCGTCGAAAATGTAATGGCTATCTATCCTATGCTTATTTGCCTGCTTGAGCAATACTTTGACAGTGTGTCCCTTTGATTGCAGGTATTTGTTGATTTGATGCAACATCATTTCTGCGCCACATACGTGGTGGGGAGGATAAAGATGGATGGAACACAATATATTCAGCATATATCAAAGGATTTTCCAATTATGGCAGTATATGTCTTTAGTTTCTAAATGCGAGGCGTCAGGACCAAACCATTTGGAAGGGGCCATAACATCCCCTCCTGCCAGCCAGGCTGCCCACCAAGAGTACGTACTATTCGCTATTATGTGGGCTTTGCAAGCCTTCATTACTCTAAAACTATCTATTGTGTTGCCATCATACCACCAATGGTCACCGGGAGGCAATGTGCCTAAATGCTCTTTGGCCTTCATCATATCGTCAGAGAATATCATATATGGGCCGGGCAATTCAGACATAGCCTCTTGGTAATATTCTCTGGTGCAGATAGGATGGTAATTAGATCCATAATCTCCCATACGGATATGTACTGCCGTGTATGCTACAGGGCTATGTTCCTCTGCAAGAGTAAAGTAATGTCTTACCTTATCTGCGCAATGTGTAAAGTATTTGCTTGACTGCATATGACCGGAGTAACTATAGCCATCGGGATGCTGCAAGCCTTGCCAACCCCAATTTACATGATATTCTGGAAGGCATTTATGCTCTTCTTGTTGCTTAGGCAAAGGATTTGCAAAGTATTTCGCAATAGATATATCTTCCTTAGTTCCAAACCGTTCTAAAGCATCGTAGTTTACCCATTCAGGAAATGAATAATTGTATCCATTTGCCTCGGCAATGCCTATGACCCCTGCAATCTGGAACATCTGATTGCCTAATCTGCCGTATCTGCCAAGCGCATTATATGTTATTGCCATTCGTTATCGCGCTTCCTGTGGTGATGAAATATAACCGGATATGGCCTGTCGTTCATTCCATCGTCATATACAAATGCGCCATAATTATAGTGCGCAGGCCACCACCAGGTCTTTATATTATGCTTATGAGCCAAACAAGTCAGGATGGCTTGATCGTGTCTATGCTCTCTAAAGTCAGAATGATTCGGCAAAACAGAAGGGCTATCATCTATCAGATTTGGGACCTCGCACCAACCGAGCCATTCTTTTACAAAACTCCTGCTTCTATCGCATACTCTGAGTAAAATACCAGAGGCCTGACATTGTTTAATTGGCATTGATTTCCAGCCAGTTATCGTATGCATTGTATCCATCTTGCACCATTGCTCATGTATGTACATATTACGAAATACCATGATGTCATTGCCTAAATCCGTCAAATGCTTCAAAGGTGCTATAATTTCAACTCCGGCATCTGTATATAGTAACCAGTCTCCATCGGCGCCCCATTTCAGCTCCATATCTATTATATATGGCTTCCAAAGCCAATATCCAGCGCCTCTTTCGTGCCGCAATATGTCATAATGAGCATGCACCCAATCCGGGTCTAAATCCTTTGGAACATATATCGTCGAACAATTAGCGCCCCACTTTATCGCACTATCAAATGCCAGTTGGGCGGAAATATCCATGTTTCCGCTGCTGAAAGTTATGTGTCTGAGCATATGTTTCGTAGATATTCTTCTGACGCCTTAAATGTATCGCTATAGTCTACATTCCTGTTCCATAAATCTGAAAATGCAGGCTTTTGTACGCAAAGAAAAGGAATACTAACGTGTGCGGGTATAGAAGGCAAAATAAGCCTGTCTAAGAACGCATCATACATTTCGGCTGTGTTAGGTCTATAATAGCTTAAAATGGCTGTAATGAGGCTGTGCGTGTATCCTATGGCATGTGTCGTATATGCCGAAGATATAGTTCTTAAATGGGTTGAGCAAAACCCTGGAGTCCTATGATTCGGGTAAGGCCTTGCGTTGCACCCATAATACATCCAAGCCCAATTCTGTTTGATAAGTTCTATATGTATTTTCTCAAACCAATGTACCGACTCAAATGCGCAATCATCCTCAAGGATTAGTACTCTATCGTACTCAGCCTCTGCGCAATGCATAAGTATTTGGTAATGAGACCAGTTAAAAGAATCTCTGGGCGTATCCTTTTTGACTGAATCAAAGAACTCGAACTCAAGTTCTATGGCATCAGCGTTACGCATGAACTGCTTTCTCCTGTCAATCCTTTCCGGTTGGGAAAGCACAATAACTTTATCGTAAAATGTTTGGAACATAAAAAAGGGGGTACCCAAAGGTACGCCCCTCTTTATGAAACTCACACACCAAACGTTAGGTGCCAGTCGTACCGTACACAGCAGCCTTCGGCTGGAAGGACAGCAGTTCGATACGAGCCTCAGCGCGGTAGGTGACCAAGTTCTTGATGAAGTCCGACTGATCGAACTCCGTTGAACGAACTTGGAAGCCCGAGGCCTGTGCGATGGCGAAGGCGTCAGTATTGATGATGTAGAACCTGGAGCCGGTAACTTGGCTGTGGGGAACTACGGGAACACCATTGATGCGTACAGAGCCGTTGGCGTCGATGGCTACAGAGGCAGGTACAGAATAATCACCAGGCTTGGTCAGAAGTACCTTGGACCATGCATCCCATGTGGTCAGGATGATGTTTGCCATACCGAGGCCGAGGTTGCCATGCTGGGCGAGACCCGAAATCATCTTAGCAACAGTAACCGTCTCAGTCGTGGTAAGGGCGGTGCTGTTGGTGGCGATGTTGTTCAGGAAGCGAGTGTTGACAGCCTGGTTCCAGTCTTCAACCAGAGACTGGCTCAGGTAGGACTGGAGGAAGGGAAGGTCCTGAAGCATCTGGCGGCTCACCTTGACATAGCCGGCGATGAAGGGAACGGAAGTGTTCACCATTTCAACATCGTAGTCAAGCTGGGCCTTGTCATTGCCTTCGGTCTGTGCGCCGAAAGAACCTTCTCCAACCGGGGATTTGCCGCGGGGGAAAGTTACGTTGCCCGTGCCGGTCGGGATAATGCGGAAGACATCGTACAGATGCGGGTTGTAGAAGCTGCGCAGGATGGGGTTCTGAACGTAGCTGATCTGGGAAGTGCCAGTCAGGTTGTTGCTCATAGTCATCGTAGCTACATCCTTCATGGACATAAACGACTTTTCCGACTTGATGGAATCGTAGTTGTCGTTGACGATGTCGATGACGGCCTGCTTCAGGTGCTGGCTGTTGCTCCAACCGGACTTGTAGTCGGCAGTAATAGCAGATTTGACCTTGCCGGAATCGGCCAGCAGGCGGTCTACATTCTGCTTCAGCTCGATTAGGCTTTCGCCCTTCTTGGCGCTGTCTTCATTGAGCTGCGATACCTTGGCCTCTATCTCCTTATTAACCTTGGCAAACTCGGCAGCCAGTTCGTCCTTGTATCCTTTAATCTTAGGATCAAGAACGTCCGTAATTGCTTTAACGGTTTCGTTCATTTTAGAAATGTTTGAGAGTGATAAGATTTATTGCATCTAACAGGTCGCCATTATCACTCTTTTGCTGAGCAGGTGCTTCATCGGCTACCTCCTTGCTACTCATAGTTTCTACGACCTGATACAACTGCTTGATTTCCAAAAGACACATTTCGATAGCTTCATCCGTAGCATTGCTGTTCCGGACGAACTTCTCGAACGTTTTGATTCTATCTTTAATGTCTTTGGTGCTTTTCATGCCCAACAACGGCGTAAACTCATTGGCCCCCCATGCTGTCAGGGAAGAGCCTTCGTAAAGTTTAAGGTCGAACATTTCATTGCCATCCTGACCTTTCTGCTCCCTGACTACCGAAAAACCGATGCTGTGTTCCTTCACAAGTTCGGACTCTACCATCTTGATGAAGTCCTGACCCAGATTGTGCGTCCCTACCTTGGACTCGTAATAAAGGCCGTAGGAATCCTCATTCAATACCTGCAGTACACCCAATGGCTTGCTCGGATCGTGGTTCATTAGGTGCTTTATCCGGCCCTTAGGGAACCATTCATCTATGCTGCGCTTGAATGCGCCAGGGCGAATAATATCTCCGTCAGAGTCTTTAACGTCGAATGCAGAAAAGTATCCAGTTACGATACCCTTCTTTGCATCTACGTCTTTTATGCTGTGCCCAATGGCCTTGTAACCGTATATCATTGACTTATGGTTGTCATCATCCTCGTCTTCATCTTCTTGCGCAAGATAAGCAACATATGCACTAATGGCAGATTCGCGGCTTGTGTATTTACATAACCCATCGCCAATGCGATATGTTCCGTCTCCGCAGGAATTGACAGGCATTACTTCTTGGGTTTCTTCGGCTTTTTCAAAACAAATCGGTTAATCTGAACAATATATCTGTATCTAAAATGCTCCGCTCTCTTACAATGGGCCTCCCAAGGTTGTCCAAGTTTGGTAGTAGATTCAAGGTGCATCGGCAATTTATCACGTTGTCTGCGCTTGCCAATGGATCGCCCGGGAATCTAATTTCTTCACCATTATTGAAAGCAACATTCAAAGGTAGTACCGTTCCATGTAGCCTTGTATGACTAAATGGTTTATCCCTTACCCTTTCATCCTCTGCGGTATTCCATTCCTTGTACACCTCGAATGGTAAAGCCGCGCCGGCTAACAATATACCAGCGTTCAATGCTCTTGTAACTTCAGTACGGGCAATCCTCATGGCCCGAATGGAGGGTATATTGCTCTTGAGCAAGGTTCTAATAATCTCTTCCTCTTTAATATTTGCCGATGCTGAATTACTCAATATCTTGAGCAAATCCTTGCGTGTAGTCTCATTTATGTCTCCAACAAAGGTCACAGCATGCTGGCGCAGAAATGTATCTATTGCACTCTCCCATACCGGAATGAAGCGATTGATAGACTTCCATTCATAGGGTAGTCTTACGCTTTTGTTCGTAGTATAATCTCTATTTACGACCTCTTTGTATGTACGCTTTGCATAGAACATGGCTACATCCCGGTACATCTTCATCAATGGCTCGAATATCTTATCGTCGTATAGCAACCTTGATGTAGATGCCATCGCCATTGAAACGCCCTGCATGCGTACTATATCGGACACATACTTAAACCTTTTGGAAATCGCTTTATGCATGGCATCATACAAGACAGTTTCATGCCTTACAGATGGCCTAATTTGCTCCCTCCATGCCATCTTCTGCATCAACTGCTTGTTGGTACCTTGATAGTAGTTTTTGGTAATATGACTGTCTGGCGGCATCTCGTAGTCTCTTCTCTATGATACAGTTCCTTTCTTCGGGAATCTTAGGGTATTTGGTCATCACCTCGGCCCAAAGCGTTGGGTTGTACATTGCTTGGTATAGGTTGCATGTCTTGTATAGGCTGCATCCCACTTGGGACGTATATCATATTCATCTCCGGTTCCGGCCTTGCGCCATAGCGAAGTACCGCCCTGCGCTCGTTATAGGTCAGCCAATGTGCGTCCCGGACAGAATCATTGAGGTCCTTTAGATCCTTCTGTATCTCGGGAAGTTCTGTGTAGTCAAAGTCGATGTAAAGTTTCCTGCCCCTTGTGGCTGCAAACCTTGGCGTCAACTGCCGGTTAAGCAAGTCCCGGAGAGATTTCCATTCTGGAAGCAGCTTGTTTACAATCAACTGCTTGATGGCAGATTCATAGTTGTTGTATGTCGTATGCTCTGCGTCAAACAAGACGGTAGGTACCCCGTATATATTGCAGAGACGTTGCAGGTTCAATCGCTGGGCATCCAAAAGTTGCATGTCAATGGATGTCATCCCAAAATTGTGGTAGCCCCAGTCCCCGGCAATAGCCGCAACGGCACCCTTTTGGGAGGTGTTGTTTATCCGCTCGTTGATGTCAGTCATGATGGCCGACATTTGATCACGGGACATCGTTCTGGGCAAAGACTTGCCAAACAGCGCACCCTTGGCCCCGTTATTGGCGTACATGCCACCGGAAGCCTTTTGCGCGTTGACGCTGTTGTCCAATATGTTCATGGCAGCAGTCAGCGGAGACAAACCCCTTAGATGCATGTATTCGACATCATCGACTACAGGGTTAAAGTACTTCCACATGATTAGGTCTCTACGGTCTACCATCATAATAGGAATGCCGCCCTGCTTGATATAGTATCCGTCAACACCGAAGGCATCGTCCGTCTTTTGGAGGACACCTATCATTGGAGGAGGAATTACCTGCATCTCCAATGGCCTGCCACCTGCAACACCGCCCGTGTTTAGGTACAAATCACCTTCACCGAAGATTAGTTTATAGCCATAGTAGTTCTCAAGTAGTTCGGTCAGGGATTGGTATTCATTGGGGGTCTCAAGTAGCCTGGATAGGTCATTCTCTACCACTATCTCCATTGAAAGATTCTTGAGCATCAACGACCTCTCAAGATTTGCCCCGGACATAAAACCTTGCGGGTTCATCGCCTTGTACTGAGCAAACTTCTGTAGGTCCTTTATCTCATAGACGTAGACAGGGAAGGAACTGAACTTCTGCGCCAACATCGACACAATGGCATATATGCCCTCATGTGTGTTGTATGTCTTGGCGTATCTGTAATTCAGTAGATCTTGCTGGTACATCCTCGGCCTGTACTGATACAGCTCCGGCATGGTTGTCGGAGACACCGGGATGTAGGGGAGGGCTTTTTCGCCTTGGAAAACACCCTTTATTCTGTCGATTAGTCCCATCAGATTACATACCAGTCAGGCTGGTCAACCTTTGAATGAGTGAATATAGCGTACCGGCATGCATCAATTAAGTGGTCCTTGTACTTTACAGGTACATCCAAGGGGGTACCACTTTTATCCAATTTCCAGCAATATCCCTTCAACTCAGCCATAAAATTAGATGAAAACTCCGTAATGTACAGAGGAAGGGATTTCATCTTGCGGATTCCCTCCAATACATCCTTGTCGGCCTTGTTTGCATTCCAACCGCCGCGTAACAATTCCTCTATGCTTTCTGCTGCGGCAGCGTCACAATACAGCATATCTTCCTTGTAAACGCCCTCGATACCCATCTTCACCATTAAGTCTGCCGTAGTCAAGTTGCGCTCATATATAACCTCATGGGCAAACACTTTATCGTCCTTAAAGCCTACCTTGACTACAGCGCTTGGGGCATTAAACCCAAAGTCAACCCCGTAGACTATATCTTGGCAATCATCAGGAAACCTGGGTACGGTTTTCCAATGGGTGAAGATTTTATGAAGGGAGACGCCTTTCAAGCCCAGACCGAAGACGCGCCAATAGTTGTCATCGGCTTGCTTCATGCTCTCGATTCGCTTTATCAGCGATTCTTCCAGGTATGGGTTGTCCTTGTAGGTCGTTATGTAGAAATCTGCCTCCGGCTTCGTTTGCCAGTCGTAGAACCAACCATCGTCATCGGAAGGGTTGAAGTCAGCAACGGTTTTTTCCGTAGTCCGGAGGATCAACTGCATAGCCGCCTCCTTCTCTATCTCGTTCGCCTCGTTCATGTAGAGGTAGTTCCTCTTACGTCCCCTTATCTTTTGTGGCTGGTCCGTGCTTATGAACTCAATCAGATTGCTGCCCAGTTCGTAGGTTAACTGGGTTTGGTTAAACCGATTGTCATCCCATATCCCAAGACGCAACATGACCTCCTTAAAGTCCCTAAGTACCGTACCGCGTATCGTAGGAAGGGATGCTCGGCAAATAGACAGGACCTTATTCTCCTCGCTCATCAACTTGATGCAGAACCATATGAGGGTATTGACTGTTTTGCCGGATCGGGCGCCCCCTTGGAGGATTGTAATTTCCTTGGAACTATTTTCAAGGTAATGGAAAACAACGGTGGTGCCGATGTCGATTTTACGCTCGACACCCATCGTTACCATCTGCTCCGCAGCCTCTATCCCCTTGGTCAGCCTTGCAGCCTCCCGGGAGATATGGAACTCTGCATTATCAGGAATTGCTAACCTCTTCCTCGCCATTTGCAGTTATTTCTATGGTCTCAGACTCCCTATTAGGCACATTCACCAATACATTGATTTTTGTCTTGGTTGGCACGTTCATGCCGGCCTTCAAATCCTCCTGATAGCCCCGGTGCTTCAATTTTGTCTTGCAATAGAAAATAGTTGCCTGCGTATCACCCTCCTGTATCCTGCGCATCAACTGGTCTTCAACGAAATCCCCAATTTCCTCCATCAGGACCATTACTTGGAAGCGGAAATCCCGGTCATCGTTCAGCCACCGAAGGTACATATCGCGCCCCAGTTTCATGGTTCGGCAGGCTTCGCCTATATTGCCTTTGGCAATCCTCAGCATGTCAAGGAATTGAAACTGAAGTTTTTGCGTATTGAGGTCATCTATTTTTTGTAAATCTGCCATTTTAATGATTTTTTAATGATTTTTCTCCATATCTTCGATTAAACTTTAAGCAATGGAGGCAATACATGCAGTTGAACTATCGCTGGTAATGTTCGGCATATATGCTCTCGTAACCAAAATTTGTAATCGTAAAACCATGGATGTCTATGATTCGCTCGACCATGACGCAAAATTGATTTGCGATGCTATGTGGGGTCAGACAAATATAGTCAGACTCAGATATTTCTATAAATACGGAAGTTTGCTGCTGGTTCGTAACTATTCTGACAAGGTTGATAAGGACCTGTTAGACTCATATCTTAACATTCTTTGGGAAACCTACCTGCTATGCAAATCAACTCTGGCCCAAAATTACCGACAAAGTATTGCATCATTGAACTGAACCTTACCAAAGCCATCGTGACTGACCCCATGTCTATGGCTGAGGTAGATCAGTTTATCAAGAAAAAATATGGGGAGCAGCCCCTTAACTACTTTAACGACTCGCATTCACTTTGGTTGATAGACATTGCCAACCGAAGCATTCGACCCTTGTCTGTTAGAATTGAGATATGAAAGGAGTAAGCCAACTAATAGATTACGTCCACCATCTCCGGTGCGCATACGAGTACATGCAGGGCTTTCGTAGGGATAAGCCTGGGACCAATGCCGAACGCATAGGCAATAAGTATGCGGAAAAGGTACAATGGCTCTATAAGGACCTGGTTACAAACCCTATCTTCCCGGAGCAAATCCGCAATGGTTTGCGATTGGAATGGGAGTCGGATACGTTTGCAATCGACGCCATAAGGGAAAAGATTGCTCTACTACTCCCGGAGCATAGGGCCGCCGTAGAAGCAGTTATAGAATCAATCATAAAAGGCGAAAAACTCGAAATCGTAATCAATGAAACAAACCGCAATGATGATGATGCTGGACATGATTCCGCATGACCAGCCCGCTCTCCGCGAAAATGCTATGCAACTGCTTTTTATCGAGCATTCGCATTTGGTACAGGCCTTCAATGCAGGGGCCGTGCAAGCCCTGGGCATGAACAACCATTTTTATGACGGGGATGACTATTACAAAAAAACCTACCCCGAAGGTGTTACCGATGTCATCTAATCTATAACCTATAAACTACGATGTATGTCTGCATTTGAAATTGGGCAATTAAAAACCTTGCTTAGGAAGCAAAGCGAGAAAAACAGGCGCAATGAATTGATTATTGATATTTTGATTAGGCACAATGTGCCATCTGTGTGGGATTTGGTTACATATGTACGCAAGATGCCCAACGACATTTTATTGCAATATGAGTCATGTGGGTTTGCCGTATCGGATGTTTCAAGTGCATTTATTATAGACCATAAAGCTTGGATTGCAGAAGAAAGCGAACTCACATTTGAAGAATACTTGGAAAACAAACACCAAAAGGCATGAAACATATAACTGAAATCCTACGGGTCAACTGCAAAATCCAAAAATATCAAATCAAGTTTATTGTAGCAGTCCAATATGGATACGACGATTGCATTGGAGGCAAGAAACTCAATGTCATCATTGGGAAATGCTATGTAAATAGCATGGTACCTGTCGATCTGTTCCTTGAACTCGGTGACACCATATACTCAATCATACATCAGGCCATACATGAGCAATATGACCTCAAAGAAAGGTACGATAATCTTACCGCCGGCATCGAATATCCCGAACCCAACACATTACCCTGATCGTTTCGTCCTATGGCTGGGTATTTCCCCCATAAGGAGGGTGTACAAGAGCCATCTGAACTGCGCTGATTGCAATCTTTACTGCGACTTCTCCGGTTCACCAGTCCATATCGGATTGGCAACCGGGTACTCTATGCACAAAGGGCATAGTAGCAACCCTTGGAGGATTCCCTTGTATAACCTTTACCTGTACACCCCTCTTGTAAAACTTTACAGGCTGAAGGTCAGCGAACTATATTGTGGGTACCTGCAATTGGTCAAGGACCCCTACCATGTCTGCATATCCAAGTTTCCAGACAAGCCCTGCGTCAGTTTCGGCAGCATCATGTATCAGGACCAAAAACTGACCAAGTTTTGAAAAACTTTACCTTAGCCACAAAAAATTGGCTATGATACAGGTTTATCTCGCCACAGACTTGGAAAATCCGGTACGCGAGTACAAGTCCGTCTACCAGTACGCGAAGGAGGAAATGGCCGCCAGGGCAAATACTGCCCTATGCCCAACCCATAAAGCCATTGCCACCGGAGCCTACATCAACATAAACGGCAAAAAGACGCACCGGAAGATGTACTCAGCCCTCTTTGGATGCCATATACAGCTTAGGCGCATCAAATAGCCTCTATTAAGGCATTCTGCGTCTGTATGATGATCTGGAACGCATTTGCCAGAACCATAACCTTGTCCTCAGCCATTCGATCATATATCTCATCCGGGTACTCTATTACGGCGCTTATTAGGTTTATCTGACTCTCTATGATGGACAGGTAGTCAATCTGTACCTGATCGCCCTCTACCTTTGCTTCTACCTCACTCATAGGATAATACCTTTATGTATCCTATAATTCTTGACCGAAAAATCGTCCCCCTGCTTTACCGCGATGGCAAAGCCTTGGGACCATTTGTTCAACTTTGCGTAATCCGGGTGCATATCACATAGGCATCCTACACTCCAGGTAGTGGTAATCTTGCCATTCATGTCCGTTTCCGTATGCTCGGACACCTGATGGGCATGCCCTTGCAGGCTACTGACCTTAGACTTGAGGAACAAGCCCCGGGCAACGTTTACCGACTGGAAGATGCCGGATGCGTACTCATGTCCGTGAATAATGGACAAATGTCCAAACTTTACTATCCGTTTGTCCTTGATAATTTTCACCCCCGGCATCCGGTTCGTAATCACATTCTCCAAGCTGAACTCCGGTACCCCAATAATTTCAGCCGCCTTCATCCACAAAAAGTGATCGTAGCGCTCCTCGTGGTTGCCATACTTGTAATATATCGGGACTTGTAGTATTTCCTTCAAGGCACGGTAAAAAAATCCCAACATATCCAACTCTTCTGCAACACTTCGCTTCTTCGGGTCCCTCGTAAAGCGGGAAAGGCCGTAGAAATCCAGAATATCGCCATTAAGCAACACAGCATCTATCTTCTGCCCCTGTATATGGTCGAAAATCGCCGTTAAAGCGTCAATATCGTGATAGGGTATATGGACGTCCGATAGTATCAGCAGACTATCCTCCTTTATGTCATAAGCCTCATACTCCCTTGCATCGCTCTCGGGCAACTTATATGGGTTTCTGGGCCTGTCAGGCAACCTTGGATGTATAATCTTGCCATTACCCTCTACCACCTTACCCTCAATGTAGCGCAAATGCTTCCGGGCATTCTCTACATTGGTAAAAAGCAACGGATTCTCATTGTACATAATCCGCGCCAGCTTCAAGGTAGGCATCTCCCACCCGTACTTCGTCCGATACTCCTTGGCCTTCTTAGTCTTTAGCATAGGTATATGAATCCGACCAAGTTCAACCCTGGTCCATTTGTCCAATCAAACCTTCTGCGCTTCTGCGCCACCTCCTTTCCTTCCCTCGACCCGCCATCGTTTGTATTGCCCTCAATAGTGGTCATAATGCCATCCTTCACGCTCTCCACAATCCCTATATGCCCCTTCCAACCTTGACCCAGCCTCCAAACAACCAAAGCACCAGCCCTCGGAGTCCGACCCACCTTGAACATACTACTCCCCGAAAAATTGGCAAAGGTAGCCGTGCAACTCGGCGCAAACAGCCTGTCAAAAGCCTTGACCTTCTCCGGATCGGAAGAAAAAGCCTCCTTGGCCACCAACTCGGTAAAATAACAGCACCACGAATCGCCCATGTTCCAACCCACAGCCTTCATCTTCCGCTCAAACACAGGATCAAACCAACCCCTATTCCCAGCCTTCTCTTCCTGCCCCATATACGACCTGGCAACCGCAATAATCCCGTAAGCATCCATGGCATTCTCGTTTCACCAAAAGTACAACCACCGCGCAATCATATCCCATAGACTAATCATTTTAATACTATAAGAATATAAAACATATTTATGAGCAACTCCAAATTATTATCAACATTTTTTATAGTTAAATGATATTTTAAGAAACCATTGGGGAAAACCAGATTTTTGGGGGACACCTATGGGGTTGCCGGTCGCGGTTCTTGAATTGCTAAATCGATAAAGCACATTGCTAAATCGTTTTAGTGATATGCCTTCCTGGCGCCTATTTTCGTAGATTTTCGTACGAAAATGCGTAATTGGCATCCGTTGTCTGATAACCGATATTATGTTAAATAGGAATCCGGCCTGCATCATTGCGAAAATGTTTCGGAGATTTTACGCAAACGGTGAAGGATGACGCATCGGCAGGTCGACGAACGTTTACGCATTTATTGCATCCCATATATGATTAATACATTCCCTTATACAATACTATATTCTATCTTATTATATATATAATTAGAATAAGCGCAAATATGTATCCTATAAATTGGATACCCATATATCCTATTATGTTCCTCTTATTTATATGCGCAGTATTATATCAGTTTAATTTAGATCCTCTTATTGCCCATTATTAGCCTTATGGCTGGCTTATTCCCCCATGGGTAATACCTTCCTATAGTTAGCCTATTATTGGGCCTTATTGGGCCTCTAATGGCGTCCTGGATGATATGGCATCCATGCTATCCATATAGGCAAAAAGAAAGGGGGCATATTAGCCCCCCCCCCTTTATTTGTTGTTCGGTTCGGCTCAGCATCCGCGCTCATGAAAGGTCGCGTTCAAATACATCGCGTCACAGACAATAGCGCGAAAGATTGGTTTGTAGTCGCTGTCCATACCTTCGATGCATAGCGACTCCCCTACATCCGTTATTATCGACCTAACTTGATAGTTAGGGCATGTCCCTTTGACGATATGATAAGCCAATTCGAAGCGGTCGAAGGGATAAATTCGCGTTTCAACTTGTTGCATTGCTTAATTTTTGGGGGGGTTATTTCGAATAACTGAATTTGACATTGTCTTTCCTCATCTGATTGAGCGCGCGCGCGGCATCCGTTCCCGATTTTTGCGTTCCATGGAGTAAGAGCGCAAATGACTCATTTCCGTCAAATGCGTGAGAGTCATCATGGTCGACGGTGAGACCTAAAATGTCGGCTTCCTCAGGTGAAAAAACGACCTTTGCCGATTTAATGCCTAACTGAGGGATAAGACTGTCGTTTTTCCCACCTTCGCTGAGCGTTAAGCGGAAGTTTTCGGGGATAACTGACAAGTTAGCGCGCACAATTTTTATGCTTTTTGTATACGCGTAAAAAATAGTCAACGGCCTTTGCGTCGCTACGTATGCCCAAGCTCTGAAATAATGAGAGTTGAAGAAATCACCGCTTACATGGATGCGAACGTACTTCGCGCTCGTGTCTAAGGACGATAAAATTAACTCAGCCATTGCATCCGCCGTTTTGACGGCCTTAAGCATTTCGTAATTCGTCCATCTACTTTTCCGAACTGACGGATGCATGGACTCTTGAGACGCAGCGAAGCAGCGGAATTCAGTATGCTGGCCGTCGGTGATCTTTCCGCTGACTCTGTCGGCATACGATGCACAAAGGTGCGCACCGGGACATGTATGGCCAGCGGGTAGGGAGAAGGTATAAATGTCTTTTGATAATTTGGCGTTTCCGCGAGAAAAAGATAGTTTCATAAATTGTAGTTTAATGTGTTTTTTGTTTGGGATTAAAGAATAAATATGGTTTTTATATGGAATTCATTGCCGTTTATTTGATTTGCGCAATAATCGTAAACGACAGCATCGTATTTTATTATGACCACTTGATTCATTGTGGGGTAAAAGAATAAACATGCCGCATGCATTGCCCCAACGCCGTAAGAATGTACTTCAATTGTTTCGGCGACGGGAATGTCTAGAACGACGCCGTCGAAGTGAATTTTTTGTGTATTCATTTGTGTGTTTTTTTAGGCGTTAAAAAATATGACAGCAAATGTGTATCCATCTTTCCCGTAGCGATTTACGTTATATCCAGTATATGCG